TTCATGTTAATCTTACCTTCGAGTGGCGAAAGCGTAGAGCCAGCAGGGATACTAACATCTTTAATTAAATGCGCTGTAGTGTTTTGCGTCTGCCCTGTTTGCGTTGTCGTGCTTACAAGAGTTACACTGCAAGTGACTTGAGCAGTGTGGACGTTAGCTAATGTCATACCCAGCATAACTATCGTGCTACCTGTCTGCACAGTGTATATAGTTTCGGGAGTACCAGCAGTGGCTGGCGCTACATCCCTTGTAATAATTTTAAATGTATTTGCCATTGTCTAGCCTCCTAACGCTATGGCTAATGCAGTGGCCTCATCAACCGTTGCTTTTTGCGCTATTGTTGAAATGTTGCTTGCTACTGTCGTGATGTTGGCGCTGTTATCAGCCACCGTTTTAATGTCGCTATCTATGGTGGCAATAGTATTACCCATGCCGTTACCATGCGTTGAACATGCGTATCTTGCTGGCATAGTTCCCGAAGAAGGAACAACTATAACAACCGTTGCCCCAGTGCTTCCAGCCGTACCAGTTGTAGTCACTCCAGTAGTGTATGCACTACCGCCAGAGTCTTTAAAAACTAATGGGTGTCCAGATACCGAAGAGTCACTCACATCGAAAGTGTAAACGTGGCCTTGAACAAGCGTTAGCGCTGGTGCGGTTACTCCATTGATTGCGAAATAATTAGAGCCACCCGAACTTACGACTGTCACTGTTATAGATGATGTACCTGAGAATATAGCAGCCAGGCCATTAAGTGTAGCAATACTTTGCGATATGGTTGTTATTTCGTTTTGAACTGGCGAAATAATAGCAGCACTTGCAGCCGCTGATGTAGCTGACGTTGATGCCTCAGATGCTTTTGTTGTCGCTGTCGAGGCTGATGTCGATGCAGATGTAGCACTAGACGCAGCCGCCGTAGCACTTGACGCTGCTGCTGTGGCACTTGATGCCGCCGCATTTTGACTAGCAGTCGCTGACGCAGCATCCACAATTAATGCCCACTTAGCGCTATCTGTGTTTGTGGTTAAGGGTTGAGATCCGCTAGATGTATGAGCAGTAATAGCTATAAAGATGTTATTAGTGCTTGTATCTTTTACCAGGTCACGCACAGCATAAGTTGTACCAGCCCCCCAGTTACCTTTATAAACACCAATCTCTTGCGTAATGTCGATGTTTCCAGAAGCATCAAAAGCGAAGACTTTGTTTGCCCTGGCTGTAGCATCCTCAGTAAAACTTGGATCTGTAATTGTGGTTGTCTTAGATCCCTTAATAGATCTGTTTAATGTTTCCTCATGCTGGTGAACCATGAACGTCAGCTTGTCTAACGTATCCTCAACGAGTGTCGCTGGGAACGGATCGTTAGGTACGAGATCTAAACCTTGCGTAAGCGGTTGCTCACGAATTATTGTTAGACTTTCACCAGATGCTGGAGCCGTACCCATTGTGACATTGCCACCACTTGCAGCCCCTACCCCTGACACTGTGTAGTGTGTGGTAATTGTTTTGGTAGTCTCACCACCACTAGCATTACGAATAATGACAGTGAGGTCATCCTCATCAAAGATCTTGAAGCCATAGGCAAAGACCGTTGTCGAGCCGTTGCCGTTATAGCTAACCTTATTTGTTGCGCTACTTACAGTCACTCTATTCTTCCTTCTTTCCTAGCGTTTTCAAGATCAAATATTGTACGGTTTAGATTTGCGTATTTTGGATCTTGCATAAGCTTTGTCCAAGCTGCATCGCGAAACCTCTTTTCAACAATATTGTTTATAAATTGTTTGCGATCTATATCGTCTAGCATTTCATATTTTGCGCCGTATCGATTTGACGTATCGGTCAAAACGGATCTCAACATGTCTCTATAATTTACACGACCTAAACCAGCGATATCGAGTTCAATTTCATTTTTAGCTAAATTAACCCAATCACTTTGAACGCCGCGAGATAACTGCACTCCGCTTTTTACTTTAGGATTAGACAACGGCCAACCACCTACAGCCATAGACAACCGCATTAGTTCTTTTTCGTAATCTTCTACTGGCTGTGCTTCACTTATTCTAAACCCTGATAATGCATTAAATATTGCGCGCCCTGGGCGAACATAAATGTTTGTATCTTCATCCCCTAGCGGTCTACCTAACGTATCATATCTTTTAGCATACCTGTCATCGTCATTACGAAACATTGAATTTTTTGCCTGGTAAGAGCTTAACAAGTTAATGACGCGCCAAGCCTCTGGCTTTAATTCTCTTTTGACTTGGCCTATTAAGGAATAGTCAGCCCTTCCATCACCAAGCGCATAGACAAAGGATCCATCTTTGTTGGTTTGCAAAATGTCTTGCTCTGTATAATAGACCAGATCCTCACGGGCATCCTTTATACCAGACCCCTCTTTTGCGCGCGCTAATGCATTTTGCATACTCGAATAAGGATTTGGAAAAGCTACTATAGATGTTGCTTCAGCTGGGCTTTTAAATAAGCGAACAGGATCAAATCTAATGGATTCACCTTCATCACTAAATACCGATATAAAATTAGCCATACCTTCAAGCATAGGTAATTCTTTGTAGTAATTATAAACGGACGCAGCAGCAGCTGTCGCTATATTGTTTCTTAATGTTGTGTCATCGGTCATATGCATTCGCTGCACTGTGTCAGCAGTAATACCAATTACTGTAGAAACAGGGCCAAAACCATTATAACTATAATATTTTAATGTGCCGTTTGGAGAACCGTACATATCGTATAAAGGCAAATCATTACCATCAGCATCTGTTGGCCAGTTTTCCCCCTTTTGAACTATTGACCACGGTTGCCATCCTTTTGGTAATTTTTCTCTTACCTTTGGATCTTGTGGCGTTGCACCAGTAATTTGACCATTCATGGCAAACTGCGAAACCTGATACATCATTAAAGCGCTTACAGTGTATCTTGCATATGCCATCTGTGCAGCAGCTGCACCATTTTCACCTTTTAAAGTTCTTTGTGTGTTTTCGCCTAATATAGTCAAAAACGGTATCATTTCAGCAGAGCGCAACATGTCGTTCGTTGGCGCTGTTGCAAAGGGCAGCATGTATCGACCAATAGGTATAGGGCCAAGTTTTATATCTTGAAGATCTCTAGAAAATTTTCCTAACTTTCCCGTGTCAGTTTGTAATGTATCAAACTTAGATTGACCAATAACATCGTCTGCTACTGAGCCAGGATCTAAAATAACCATTGAGGCAGCATCGCGTGCCTCTGCATCTGTGGCCCCATTTCTTATGGCGTTTTTATATGCACGATTAACTTTTACATTAAACTCACCACGCTGAGATATTGTCTTAAAAAACTCATCACCACCTAGTAGCAATCGAAACGGCACACCGCTAACCATTCCAAGGTAGTCTATAGACTTTCCAAAATAACTATCGCTTGTACCCGTAACAGCGTTGTATCGTTCTAAATCTAATTTACTTGCACCAGCTGGCTTGTTACTTTTGAAGGCAACATTAGCTACTCTTAGGGCATCTACAAAAGCATCACTGTACCCCTTAAGGCGCATTAAGAAATCATCGATCTCAACTTGCTCTGTAGTAAATTTTGTCTCTGGATAAAGAAACAATTGTGATTGCCTATTAAGTGTACCAAACACCCCAGCTAATGCTTCAACAGGCAGCTGATAAGCCATAAAACTAGCTGTACCTACAATGTTTCTCACTTGCGTTGCTGTATTGCTTAGAAGCCCAGCTAAATACATATCAGCGACAGCTTGTCGGGTTCTAGCTATCCACCCACCACGCGCCATATTATTGACACCAGCCAACCCTCTGCTTGCTTGTATATCTAAAAATCTGCGCGCCATGTTATCAGTGACACCAAGACCACCAACTTCATCAATTAATCGCTTGGCCTCTTGTGCCTGGCGCACAGCGCTTTCTTCACCGCCAACTTGTATTTTAAAAGATTGCAGTGCGCGCGCAGCTTCTGTTTGCGCGCCCTTTAGCTGCAACTGAATAGCGGCATGAATTGCCATTTGCCTACGAAAGGCTAAACGATCTAGATCTGTTGCTGGCTCAAAAACACCGTCTGCATTGTTAGCGCCACCGTTTTTTAATTTAGTTGCTAAGTCTGTTAATTTTACAGCAGATCTTACTAATAATTCACGGGCAGCAGTAAACTCTTCTGCGTTCCAAGTTTGACCTTCCTTACGAGCAAAGACCGTATTTCGCGTAAAACCAACTTCGTTCTGCATTCTTTCAGCAGCCCTGGCAATTGTTACCTGGTTGGTTGCCTGACCTCTTTTAACAATTTGCGTTTCATCTTTGTAAACTTGGCTTAGAGCGGTAATTGTTTTGTTAATGTCATCGCCCGTATTCATGTAATCAAAATTAAAATCGCCGTTGTTATCTGCTGTAGTGGCTTTTAATTTCTCTATGCTAGCATCTGTTGCGTTAATTAAATTAAGCGCCTCATCTGCTTTACCTTCATCAACAACATTTCCTGTTGTGAGATCAAAACCTTTTTCATCGGCTGTTAAAGCTTGCTTAGATTGGGTTTGTAGGTTTTTAACACTTTGTTCTGTAAGAGCTTGCTCTGTTGATAATGCTTCTTCTGCTTCTTTTAAAACCTCTATGCCCTCATTGGGTTTTGCAGAGAAACCTTGTTCTTTAAATTTTGCCTGACCTTCATCAGACAATAATTTTTTTGCTGCGTCTTTTTTTATTTTTGTTTCAGAATATGTGCCGTCATCTGGTAATAACACTTTCTCTTGTGGCAAGCTGGGTGTCTCTACATCTTTAGAGTCTTTTAGCAAATTTAACACAGCCTTTGTGTTTAATTTACCAGCTAGCTGAATAGACTTCTTAGGATCTTCGGCAAACTCCGTAGGTGACCCCTGTTGAGCCAGCGCAGACCGTTGTGTGTTTTCTTCTGCTATGTCTTGCGGATCTATTGCCATTAAGCCTCGCATAAAAAAAGGACGCACTAAGCGTCCTTAAATCAAACTATTTAATTTTATTAGGGTTCAGTCGGTGGTTCTATTCCTGTTCTGAACTCTGCGTTGATGTCTGAGTTTCCTTTGAAACCGTACTTGATTTGGTATTCTGAGTCGACTGCATCGATCCTTGGGGAGAGTTCTGTAATGACATCACGAATTTTCCGTTGAATATCGGATCGTCCTTCTCCGCCCAACTGCGAGATATAACCTTCACCATTTTTACTTACACTCCAATCGTTACCAGCGTAACCGTTTTGACTAGCAAAATATTTAACGGTTGCTTCTGTATTGCCTAAATCTAGCTCATCTAAAGCCTGATCAACTAACTTTATAAACTCTTTATTGTCAAATTCAAGATAATCAAAGTTAATTATTCTAACACCGCCTGTTGAACCGATAGGATTATATTCACTATGACCAGACAACTTAGATAATATTTGTGCAAATTGTGCGGTTTCTTCTTCATTAAAATTTCGGCCTATATCAACTTGTATGCCGTTTGCATCTTTTTTAGCTGGATTAAAAAATGGCCTGTGAAACCCCACGCCGTCTTGCTTCATAAGTATGCCTCGAACAGCGGCGTAAGCATTTACTAGATCTAAAGCAGCTGGTTCAACAGCACCGTATTTTGGCCCTTTGTATTGTCTAGGCACTGCTAGTTCTGTCTGTGTGCCTGGGCTTACTTTACCTTCAAAATATCCTGGTGCTTCAAAATCACCTGGTGATGGTATACCCAAACGCTGGGCTACTATGTCATTGCCATTATCATCTAGAAAGGCTTTGGAAATATCTACATGATATTGCTGTTGCACTTCGTAAGGCGCATCAAAGATTTCCAACATATGACCGCTAGTTCGCCCTGGTATACTTTCCCAGCTTATCTGCATTTTATTTTTTTCTAATGCATCAGCGTAATCAAATTTTGCTTTGGATACAGATATACCTTCGTCATCTGCTTTAGCTTTGACCCATATGGCAGCCTGTACTTGTTGCGGCTCCCAATCAAGTTCATCGGCTAACTTGTTCACTTCGTTTTCTACAAAGGTGTATTGTTGATCGGTTGGGTTGTCTGTTTTATAACCAAACGCGCGCAGCATCCAGATATCAACTGTAACAGGTTGATCTAGCGTTGGATCTATTTCTCTCATTAAGTTGACATAAAAGCTATTTGTCTTGCGCCCTTCCCACGGAGTGCCATCAAACATATCTGTTAATCTTTTACTCATTGCTGCTGGAAACCTACCAGTATTTATCGGTTGGCCAGCTTTGTTTTGCAAATAAGCTTGCAATGCGTAATCAAAATTGCTGCTAACAGGTGTACCAGATGAAGTAATGGCAATAGCTTGCGCTATTTTTTCAGCCTCAACTTTATCACCGCCTACAGCATCAAGAATAGCCTTTCCTGATCGCTCATACCAAAAACGTCCAGGCTCACCTTCTAAAGTTAGATCAGCTACTTTTTTTCGAAGCGATGCTAATTTTTGTGGAGTGTCTAAGCCAGGTGGCCCACCAACATACCTACCAGTAGTTCCCTCTCTTTTAATTTTTGCTTGATCGAAAAGCTGTATTGCTTTGTTAATTTCTTCACCAGCGTTACCGCCCATTGATCCGACAGTGGGCATATCGCCAGGCTGATTAAGTCGATCTACTATAATTTGTTTTATAGAGCGTTTACCATCTTGCGTTATTTGCGCTACTTCTTCAGCTGGCACATCGCGGTCTTTTATTGCGCGAAAAACTTTGCCAATTCCTAGCAACAAACCCTCAGTTGCTACACCTAACGGGCCACCCTCAAGCGCTGTTTTAAATCGGCCAACATAATCTGGATCGTTAGGATCTGTTACTAAGAAAGACGGTATAAACTTTTCATCGACACCAAGCCCTACAAGAACGTCTGTTAATCGCCCTTCATTACCTTCAAAAGCTAAGAAGTCGGCTGCTGCGCCTTTTGTAAAACCTTGAGCCATTACTGTTTGACCAAATTTAAAAAACTTAGCTAGGCCAACGTATGCCCCTAGAAATTGACCAAACCCACCAGCCAAACCACCAACTATGCTAGCGTCTTCGTTTTCGTTTACCAGTTCCTCTATATCAAAGAAAAATTGCTTACCTTTATTTTCATCACGCTCTTGCATGACCTCGTCAAAACTTAGGATCCTAAAATCTAAATCAAACTCACCCGTGTCTGGATTTATGATTTGCAAACGTAAAGGATTATAAATACCAAAGTTATCTTCTAAAAATTTTGTAGGCTTAACGACACCACCGCGTACTAATGCTTTTGAAAATTCAGCTATAGCTTCATTGGCTACATTTTGACTGACAACAGGCAATGTTTCTTGAGAAGGTGGCTTGGCTAAATCGCCACCTGTTCTCGTTACTAGTAATTCTTCACCTGGTCTAAGTGTTTCTGTTCTTCCTGTTTTTTCTTGAGGTTTCGGCATCACACCAGCTGCTTCAACTTCTTCGAGCGTATAACCAGCTGCCTCATAATCTTTGATATCAAACGGCATATCTTTTAAAATATGTGCATAACCTTGTATTTCTTTTGAGCGATTTTCTGGCGCTTCACCAACAATAATATGACCACCAGATCCATTCGGTATTAAGATATCATTTTTGCCTGTCGCTTCGTTATACGATATCTTTTTGTTTGGAATGCTTTCTAATGGTGGATGGTTTTCAGCCATCATCTTAGCTTCAGCAAATTTTGCAGATATTACATCTGTATCTCTTTCTTCTAAAAAACTCATTGCGTTTGCTCACCAAAAGCGCCTGACTTCATAAACATTCTAAGGCGCGACATGACTCGATTATATTCTGCTAATAAAAATCCGTTGCCTCTTTGTGTTGGTGTCAAAGTTCCCCACCAATCTTCCAATTCTTGAACCATATTCGGACTTCTCGTAAAAATGTGACCCTTGCCAGTAATTGTTGTGGCTGACTGATTAGTCATAACGTAACTGTCAAAATTTGCTTTTACGTCATCGAAATAAAGCTGTTCGTTTTCTTTAAAACCAGCTTGTAATGTTTCTTCGATTTTAGCTACGGTCAACGGCTCTGCACCGTTTTTTTTGCTATCGAGTAGCATACGGTACAATTTTTCATTTACTTTAAAATACGCTGCCCGACTTGACGTTGCAAAACTGCTATCATCCGTACTGAGTGCATCATACTGATATTTAGATCTTGCGAGTTTCAGAGCTGAATCAAAATATTCATCTACTTGCTTTTCTTCTGCTGTTTGCTTACCGCTGTTTGCTGCTTCTTCTCTTGTTGCTTCTGCAAAAGCCGCATTCATAAAAGTTTTAAAATCAGACTGCGATAAGTCATTAAAATAACTGTTTACTAAATCATCTGTTAACGTGCCATCAGCTTGCGCGTTCATGATGGCGCGTAATGCGTTATCTTTTGTAACTCTTGGCTTTCCATCATTAGATTTTGTTTTGTCTTCGTTGTCTTTATCCATAGCGTTTTGAAATGCTTCATCTACGCCGTTTCTTTCATACAACCCATTTACAAGCATTTGCCTTGCTTCAGCTGCTGTTAGTTTACCTTGCGGATTTGCTTCGAAAAAATCTCTTATTTGTTTAACTTTCATTTCAGCTGGCAACATGTCTTCTACGCCTAGTTCTTCATCTGGCTCTAGTGCGTTTGTTAGGCGCTGATAACTTTTTTGCAGTGAAGCAATATCTGCTATTCTTTCTTTTTGCTTTTTATCTTCTAACCCATCTAGAAAAGAACTAAATTTATTTGCCTGGTCAAAGGCATCCTCTAGAATTTCTTGTGCTTCTGCAGCTGGTATATTTGCTAGCGTAAAAGCAGCGTAATCCCCACCAGCATCTAACTGAATTAATTTATCATTAGGTATAATTTCACCCATCGAAAGATCAGCTAGCTCTTCCAGCTTAAACATAAGCTCAAATGCTCGATATGGATTTTGCGTGACAAACTCTGACACAACGTCCGTAGCAATATCTCTCTTTAGTTGTAAAACAGCAGCACTTGTAGTCTCAGGATTATAGCGACCATTTTTTACGCCTGGCGCATAACCTTGTTCTAATAATTTAAGTTCTTTTTCATATGTTGCGTTGCTTCCATTCAATACGCCTAACTTAAAACGCGTTTGATCAAACCTAGTTTTAAGCGCTAGTGCATCGAGCGCAATGATCTTTTTATCAACAACACTTTTTAAACTGTATCGTGTTGTAACCTCATTAAGATCAAACTGATGACCAATTTTTTTGCGTACTGATGGCGTATCAATGCCTGATATTACGTCAGAGCGCAGCGTTTTCATGCGCTGGCTCCACTTGTTTTTGCCGTCAATTATATTTCTGACATCGTTGTCTTTTTGAAAATCAGACAAGGCTTGCCGCATATTTTCTTCTATTTTAACAGCTGCGTTATTGTATTCTGTTGTCGCAATCATTTCTAAGCGCTGGGCAGCAAACTCGCCAGCTTGTTGCAATAGCGTTGTTTGAACCTCACCCTTGGCTAACTCTGCGCGAATAAAAGGTTCTGCATTTTTACGAACATCAAAACGCTTACCAGGCATTTCATTAGTACGCTGCACCCTTGCTGTGTATCTTGGAATTTGCATTATTTATAAAACTCCATACCAGTGCTACCAGCCTGGCCAATAGACTTTATCAGGCTTGCAGTACCGCTAGCGCGCAGACCAGCTGCATTAGCTTGGCCTGTCATGCGTGTTAACTCAGCTTGTAGTTTAGTCTCCTCTATTGCGTCATCAATCTGCATATTTGTAATTGAATTATTAAAAGCTTCAGTTTCTTGCTCGTAATCAAACTCACGCGCATTCTCTCGCAGTACTTCGATGGGCGTTCCTTGGCTTAGATCAAACCCAGCATACGCATATCCAGACCGTGCTGTACCTTGTACCTCGCCCTCAAATGCCCGTGCGTTGCGACCTTGGGAAGCAGCAAAGTTTGTATTGATAATCTGGCGTTGCCTAGTGAGCAGATCTATATCACGCTCGATGATTTGAGCATTAAAATTTGCTGCTGCTTGTGACTGTTCAGCGGCACGGTTAGAGGCTTTCTTAGAAGAAAAACCAGCCAGTAAATCTGTACCTATCTTAAAGGCTGTAAGTGCTGCAAACGCGCCCATTGATCACCTATATGTCAAATGTGTTTAGTCGAGGATAAAAGGCCAAGATGGTCATCGGCAGTGCCTGGCTTTGCTGTATGTAAATGCGGTCATCCTCATCAAAACCACCTCTAAATTCTATATCTTTATCGCCCGTAAATAACGGCACAGCGGCATCCATTGCCATTGAACTATCTCTAAACGGGATCCGATCTACATCTGTTGGACTGTTACCAACCTCAATACCTACAGTTTCAAACAATCGCAGTGTAATGCCGTGGATCCGCTTGGGTTTACCCTGGCTTGTGCCATCAGCTGAACCAGCCTCAATACGCAAAGTTTTCATTGCGCTGGTAAAACTGTAACCCACAGCAGCTGTTGTTGCTCCGAAGTTTAATGTAATACCGCCACTGCTTACTGTTGCCGTTGGATGGCTAGACCCGTTGGCCAGAACATTTACTGTTTGACCGCGCAAGTGATACAGCCCTGATAGCGTTGTTGTAGAGCTACCAGAATACGACAGACCACTATCAACGAAATGTGCCGCTGTTGATACACTTCCAAAATCAAACGGTTTTAGTTTTTCTACATATCTTTTTGTCACGCTATCAATTGTGCGCTTTACAATCATAAACAATGCATCTTCGCCAGTGTCCGTTGGAAGCGTTGCAATGCTCTCAACTACCGCCTGACCAGATCCAAATGCACCACCTAATACATGCTTATGCCAGGCAACCACTTCTTCTTCACGGCGATACGTCATGCCCAGCAATGTGCCATCTGCACGAATACACCAAACGACACTATCAGGCTCTTGTTGATAGGCCATTTGAGTAATGCCGCCCTTAGTGACATGTTCAGCCAATATGGTCATATCTGGCGCTTGATAGCCGCCCGTGTTTACATCACCGACAAACTTAAACTCTCTAATTTTTCTTGATCCCCGTTGGACGAAAAGCGTCACATCGGCCACTTGCACGGGTTCTATTTGAGATGTTCCGTAGTTCGAGTATTTCCTAATGAGTGTTGTTGTAGGCGTTACTGGCCCGTCATTTGTTGATGTCAGCACATACTCGCCGCCAGACGTACCCACAGTAAGCACTCTCGTTGCTGAAAGATAACGGATAGCGTTTACCTGGTTTGACGCAATCGTATAGATAAGCGCGTCATCGTCATTTGTTCCCACTGCAAAATTATCGTAATCACCGTTTTTGCTAAAGAACAATGTTTGCGGATTGTTATTTGTATTTCCGAATACTAAGCGCTGCTCGAAAAACGAGACAACGCTTGGCCTGTTGTTTGCGCCACTTAATCCTGGGCTGGGAGATCCCCCGATTGAAAGCGTAGCAAACGTCCAGTTGTTATGATCGCTTCTTGTTAATGTGCGTATATCGTATGACGGATGTACCAGGTACATTGTGTCAGCTGATTGCACAAAGCGAATATCAAATAGATCTGCCTCTGCGTATGGTGATGCCGTTTCGTAAATTTCTGTGGCAGTTCCACCAGATGTAAATGTTGTAAAGCTGGTAGAGTTGATTGCATTTCCAAACAGATCCACCAACGAAAATGTATTTGTTGTTGAGTTCGCTACTCGATAGTTGCGGCCATTTAGTTCTGTCATGCCGCCAACGCTATCGATAAAGATCTCATCGCCGTTGCTAAACCCGTGGCTATTACTTGTTAAAACACCAGGATTAGCTTTTGTGATTGCTGTTATTGTTTTTGCAGAGCTAGTGAGTACTTGTAGATCATTACGAAAAACACGCATGATCTGATTACCAAACTCTAAAATATAAGTATCAGACGTTTTAAACTGAAACGGTATTAGTCTTGTTTTGACAGAACTGCTTTTGACCTCGCCCAGATATTCTGTGCCTGGACGCCTGGTGACACCGCCATGCGGCATGACAACCATATTCGTAAGATCCGACAGACCTTGCGAATACTTTTCTAAATTTGTGCGACCTTCGAGGCGTGGGCTAATCTCACCAGCTGTGAACGCACTAAAACTGGGTGCGGATCTTGCCATTTACAATCTACTCTCGATAAAGTCAGACGCCTCAAATCGTTGTGGAGCGCCTTCAGTCGCGTCAGTGTGCCGTGCCTGTTTCAGCACTTGTTCGTACTTGGCATACATCAGCTGCACTAATGTCGTTGAGCCTGTTACCGCATAGGATATTTCTGATGCCAGGTAAGCTGATAGCGCTTCGATTAATCCGCTATCGTATTCGTTAGGATCTGTGACACGCGCGATATATTTTATTTTTGCTGTGCCTTCATCGGTTATTAGTTTTCTGCCCTCGATGACGAACACTGGAGCGCCACTATTAGATGTCATGTTGTCCTGGGGATAGCTTAGAGCGCCATTACTAAATTCTAATACACGCAAGCAAAACGGATCAACAGGCAGCGGATATTGAAATGCATACCCAAAATCTGGCGTTGTTGTTTCTTGCGCTAGTGTTGCCCGTCTTATTAAAGAGTTCCAGGGATGCTCTCTAAATACGAAATCACGCGCACTTTCGTATCGCTGGTTAATAATGCGCGCCACTTTGGAGTTTTCATCTAGTGCAGAAATGTTAGATGCGCCCAACATGTTTAGCGCAAAGTTAGCAATATCAACTGTAGATGGCATATTTTAACTCCATAAGAAAAGAAGGGGCGCAAGCGCGCCCCAACCTATTAGTCCACCGCATACTTGATGGTTACTTCGATAGTGCCTGTTCCAGCAGCACCGCCCATTGTTGCCGTTACAGCAACACCATCTTCGTTAGTGTCTGTCTCTGTGCCTGAGCCAAGAGCCAAAGTTGCGAGGATGTCTACCTTTTGGGCAGATGTGGACGCAGCAGCAGCCTTATACGCCGCCGCAGCAGCCACAACCGCTGTACCAGCCGCATTTGTGTGCGCGGCATAGCCAACTGACAAGGTTGTTGATGAACCCATAGCATCATGTGCGAGTGACCCTTCAAGCAATCTTGCGCCGTCTGGTAGGATGAACATTTCAATAACATCGCCTGATGCTAGTGAAGCTGCTTCATAGACACCATGAGCCACACGGACACGACCGCCAAGCTCATTTGCCTTGTTCATAACAACAGGTGATGCCCTGTTATTAGTACGCTGTGTTGAATAAACAGTTGCCATTGATCAATCTCCTTATTCGTTACATGCAATTTCGACTACTTTTGCTTCTTCCATGCGTGTAGCACCCATAGTTTGGCAGTAGTAGACTTGCGTTGCGTATGACTTATCGGCTCGTTCATCGATCTTTGCGCTAGGCTCTTTGCCCATTGCAACTTTAAGACCGTCTGATGCAAACGCGATAACCTGGCGGCTTGTGCCGTCATCGGTTAAACGGTTTGAAACAATGAAATTAAACCCTACGAAAGTGTTTATTTCACCTTGAGCCAGAGCTTTTACAGTATTGAAATCGCTCGAAGTCACAGTTGTATTATTCAACAAATCGCTGACTTGCTTTGGAGACACAATGATGTGGCGCGGTATTGACGGATCAACACTTGCTGCATCGAGCAACTCTTTTGCAGACACGAGCTTTGCAATGGTTAGACCAGCAGAACCGTGTGCGATTTTCTGACCAGCTGGTAGCACTGTTGATGTGGAACCATCTTTGCCTGTTAGGGATGTACCTAACGCAGCTGCAATAATTTCATCATCCATAGCACGACCCATAGCAGCAGCAGCTGCACGGCCATATGTTGAAGTTGGATCTATAAGTAATCTTACACGATCCTGATCATCGATCAGATCCGCATACTCATAGTCTGACATTGTCACCATACGTCTTGTGTGTGGTGTTTCGATTAATGGGGTATCCCCATGTCTTGATGTTCGTTTTACAGCGGCTGCTGATCCAACTTGATCAAAGAAAGCTTTCTCACCGTTAACACTTTCTATGTCTACTGCATTACGCAGCAAACTACCCATTTGCTGTGAAAGCATTTGGACATTAGCGCTAAACTGGTTGACAAAAGCCGTAGTGATTTGAGTAGACATTTGTCTCTCCTCTACAGTTAAAGTTTTCAGATTGCTGCGCGCGGTTATCTCAGTGAGGCCGTGCTAACTGTTTAGTCAGTTACTCTACTTGTCACACAAGTTTGACGGCGTGGGGCTTTCGCTTATCCACTAGCAAGTTCAAATAATCTTTGAACCTCTTTAACAGCTTCATCATGTTGCGGATGAAACTTGTCTTGATAAACACCTTCTTTCATTTTTTCTTTAGCCAAAGACATGGCTTCATCGGGTGTCATAATAAGTTCAGTGGCTTCACCAGCTAGGGTGTCCTCACCTATATCAGATGCAATAGACGCAAACATTTTTACAATAGCTGGGTGATCCCCAAGTCTTCGACCATCTTCTAATTTTACTGTTTCAAATAATTCTGTATCAAAATACTTTTGCGCGGCTGCATATCCTAATTTAACTTTTTGTTCTAACGCCTGACCAAACTCTTGTTGTAGCTCTTGAATGGTGGCATCCTTTAGTTGGTCAACGTTAGCGTTAAATTTTTCATCAACATCGTTAAAAGTATTTTCTAAATACTCTGCCATCTTTTGCGCCTGGTTGCCGTTTAGACCAGCACCATGCGCTGCATTTTTAAAACTGTTCCAAGCTTCAGCGTCTGACTCTTCAACATTAATTTTTATATTATAATCGTTTGCAGTCTCTGGACGGCCAGTTTCTGCATAGAATTGGTTGTATTGATCGTCTGTCCAGCTGCTTTGCGGCTTTACTATTTTGTCTGCACCAATGTGAGATCTGGCGTGTACATACGCTTTTGCTACAGCATTTGCGTCAGCAAAGTTTTGAAGACTGGGATTGCCTCTTAAATTTTCATCTAATGTATCAACAAATCTTACTGGAGCTTCTGTTGCTTCCGTTGCGACTTCTTGAGATCCAGTATCTTGGGTTGCCTCGTCACTCATTTTTAGGTTCCTTCTTGTCGGACAACATCCTGACGATCAGCAACACTGTTGCGCGTTGTCCTTCATTAAATGCAGATTGATATGGATCGCCAGAAAAAGTGGTTGTCTCAAAGCCAAATCTGGTTTTGAGGTCATCTAAAACTTGCTCACCGTCCTCTGTATTAAATGTTCTACGGTACGCTAATTTAAGGTCTTCTATTTTCTTCATGTTATTGCGCTACAGCTTTGACCATTGGCGCAAGTTGATTTGCCATTTCAGCATCCATCATTTGCTCTTGCTGTTGCGCTTGGGTTTGTGCAGCTTGCGCTTGCTGTTCACGGATCTCCGCAACCTCATCTGGGCTACGAATAACACGCGCTGGTATACCCGTTACTTCAACCAGGTACTGTACAAGCTTGTCTGTGTCTAAATAGTCCATGACGGGCGCTATTTCTGCGACTTGCATCATAACCTCGAAACCACGCAACATAGATTGCAGATCTGTCAATTTCTGCGCTTTAGCCATCGGGCTGACGTATTCTATTTCTATTTGCTGACCTTGCAATTCTTCTGGCGCTTGCGGCAACATGCCAGCTGCTAGCAGCAAACTAAAGCTACGCTCGATGAGCGGCTGTAATAATTCACTCTGGAGCCTTCCTAGCACGGGCGCTAGTATTCTCATCTTTTCTTCGTTGCGCTGCAACACCTCTGTGGCGGTCATAGTTGCGCCTGGTGACATCATTAGCTGGTCAACATAGAACGCTTTATTAATGGCGTTGCGTCTTTCGTTTTCCATTGCCAACCCTAGTGGGTTGTTTGCACCGATTTGCAACGGTTCCAAGCGATCTCTAGTTCCAGATCTATAAAAATTTATTGCGCCTGGTGTGGTTCGAACAGGTAACACAAAGCCATCATCGGGAGCCATCATTGGTGGATCGATCTGCTTTTGCGCGGCTCTGATTGTAACCTCAGACATTTTGTTAAGCATCTTAACATCAGGCAGTGCGTTCATTGACGGTGAACGTCCATAGGTACTTACGCTATCTTTTACAAATCGCGGAACCATAAAGGGAAAACTATCAAAACCACCCTCGCCTAATTGTTGGAGCGTGTCGGCATGATAATATAACGATGCCACGGCTTTTTGTTTCCCAACACCGCCTTTGCTTTCCCCTCTAGGAAAAACAGAATGAATAACTTTGTGTTTTTTGTACGGGTCTTTTTCAACATCTTTTTTCGCTATGTCTGGTAAATTATCCTCACCAAAGCGTTGTGCCATTGCTCTGGCCGTCATTTCAAATTTTCTGTAGACCGTATCAACTTCGCCCTGGGCATTTTCACTAATACATATTTCCGCAATGTGCCTGGTATTAAATCTTAGACCTTCTTTATCAAAATCAACAAACAATGCCGCTGTGCCAAACACCACTAGGTCATAAAACAACTCATGTATTTCTTGCTGAAAGTTAGATCTATTAAATGCCTGGTACATTTGATCTAGACTTAATTCTAACCATTCATTGGCCGCATCATCTTTTTGCAATGCTGGATCTCTATATCGCATAGAAAACCACGGGCTAACTGGGCTTGTGAGCATACCGTGCAATGAAGACGATAATAATTCTACCGCATGTATGGCCGTACCATCATAAATTAATTCTGTACGTTTATCGCCTTGTGTTCGTTTTTTTGTAATGTCAGCTTTACGAGGCAGCATATAATCTGCTAATTCCTGCCAATGCTTTTCCCAATTTGATCTCTGTGTCTGTAGCGTTTTTAAACGCTCATCCAGCTGTTTAATCTTTGGTGATACTTGCATTACATCAATCCATAACTAGCAATGATAGATTTCTTTTTTTTACGCAAACCAGGGGCTAAACCTTCTAAAGATTTACCATGTGTGCGACCAGCCATCTTTTGATTAAGACGCTCTAAGGGATCTACATTCATCGCCATTTTTCGTTTTGCTGGCTGTGAAGAGGCAGCGCCCATCTTACCAGCCTGATTTCTATACATCATGTAAGCAATCCACCGCCCATCAATGACCTACGGGATCTCGTGGGTGCAGATGTTAATAAACCCTTCGATGTGGTTTTAATCGTGGATCTTCTGCCTTTTTTACGGATTGTATCGGCTACATCTTTTTCAGCATCACCTGTTGCACCAGCCTCTAAAATATCTGCTTCCGCTTCAGCACTGCCAGATGTTGTGGTAGATCCACCCTCTGGCGTTAACTTAACAGGCTCTACTGGTGTTTCTGTTCGTAATTGTCGTGGTTCTTTTACTCGATCTGCTACTGTTTCTACAGTGGGCGCAGCTGCCGCTGGTGGGGGTGTTGATGATCCACTATCATTACTGTCTCTATTTGCTTGAAATTTTTCCATTGCTGCTTTTGATGCTTCAGTTCGCTTGTTATAATCATCTATACCAGCCTGACTAACACCCTCTGTATTACCAAAACTGAGCGCAATATCTGATAAAATATTTTGCGTTACACGACCCGTTCGTGTGCTTGGATTAGACCTATTACTACTCGTATTCCGATCAGACGCAGCCCTGTTGCTACTTGTTGCAGCCCTAAAGCTATCTCTCACACCCGAAAAAAAATCTCTAATACCCATATCTTACCTCATGCAGCGAAAGGATTATAATCCATGATCGCTGTTTTCTGTGGTGGCCGACCATCAAATGATCTTGTCTCACGCAAACCCACCGCTAAATATCGAAACCCATCAGCTGCATGTGATGACCAATCATGCACTGGTGTATTTCTAAAACTTCGTAGTCTTTCGTTATATGCTCGATGATACTGCCTTAGTGCCTCTAATCCAGGCTTGCATAAATCCTGATCAAACCAACACCTGGGCAGCAACATCTTTGCCGCATGTATGCCATCCTCTAACGGTAACTTAGGAACAACCCTAAAGTTAATTCCTAAGTCATATGCCGTTTCGCGGCGGCTCTTGCCTGTACTTAATTCGCGTACCTCAATGTCATGGGGCGCATTGTGTTCCCCATATAAATACCCCTTATCTTGTAATACCTTTACATAGTGGGGTAATCCCTCGCCCCTATTTTCATAGAAGTCTATTATATGTATTGCACGGCCAACCTTCTGTAAAAACCAAATCACCGTACTGTCGTTCACACCCAGATCCCAAAAGGTATCTACCCTTACACTAGGATCATACGGCACATTCGTTATGCGACCAGCCTCATGCACATCCTGCAATTCATTGCCATACACAGCACCTGGTACATTCGCTACCCAACTACACTCATACTCTTGAGCATACTGATCAGCCGTCATCATAGACTGTGCAGCGTCTAATTCTTCCTTATCCAATATCCCCGTATCACTGGCCTTATACAAAGCCGTGTGCCAATCAGCCTGACCTTCAGCAGCGTCATACAAATCAAAGAACGAATTGTGACCCCTAGGCGTTCCAATGAATAATGCCCAACCCTTACGATCACTCAGCGCTGGGCGAATAATCTCAGGAAATAAACTCTCAGGCATGTCAGCCATCTCATCAAGACATGTGCCATCCAAATATATACCACGCAAACTGTCAGGGTTCTCAGATCCTAATAACTGTATCCTCGCACCATTAGGTAAGTCAGCCCTCAATTCAGTCTCGTGAAACCTCACCATCGGTATCGCACCAGCAAACTGCTTTAAATAATCCCAAGCTACTGCCTTCGCCTGTCTATAGGTAGGGGCAATATAAGCGTACCTGGGGTTAGGCTTTGTGTTAAGTATAGCATCCCTAAGTAAATGATTAATGGCCATCACCGTCTTACCAAAGCGTCTGTGACACACCACAACGCCCCAGCGCTTCTGTGCTAGCTCGTTATGCAGTGATTGCTGCAATGGTCTGGGAGAGTATGGTATCTCGATGTGCATGAAGGACAGTATCTTATCTGGGGTTATTATACGTTAGAGTCGGGCGGCCAGTTTTTCGGGGGGTGGGGGGTGGCCGACCCGTAAATTCATGGGCGCTGTAGGGATGCTATCCCTCACTGTAGAATAATAATATCAAGCACTTAGCTTAACGGGTGCCAAGCTGGGTGCCAAACGCTGTGGATTTACATATCAAAAACAAAAAGAAACTTTGGGTATGCCTTGTGCGCGCGACCCCTGCCACAAGCTGTGGTATATATATAATATCACTTACCCATCTGGCCCATGATACTACGCTTACGATCTATCATATTGCTTAGTCTTTTGCTGAATGCATCAGCTGCTGCGTCACTCTCGAACTGTATGTAATCGCCCTTCTCTATAGCCATATCATACGCTCTGTCTGTATCGTTCTGCATATCTACTAGCTTACCATCTATCATTCTTATAAGCGGTATTAGCTTACCATCAAACGATGCTGACCTTACTGTCTCTCTCGCTTCAGTCATTGGTGTATCAGGATCTAGCGCTCGTTGCGCCCAGGCTGGTAGATCATTAATATCTGCCATGCTTATCCCGATGCTTCAGCAGTAACTTCTCCACCTTCCCACTTCAATGTGATCTGGCCTGTCTGCTGCTTATCATCTGCTTTGTCTCTCAAGCCCAGCGGTTGCATCTGCCTGATATGCTTATCCTTATGATCAGCTTCTAAGCGTCTACGTTGTACCTCTGCCATTGCTAGCTTTGGATCCTCTGGCAACGGTGCTTGCACTAGATCTAATATCTGATCTCTCATCACCTCACACTGCAAGCTTCTAGCTGTTCTGTATTGCACATGAGCATCATCATCCTCTCGAACATGACGCAGTACTGTACGCCATCCTGGTAGATGATCTGATGTATCACAGATGCGTGTGAGGCTTTCACCTTCCGCAATCCGATCACAGATCTCTTCCATTTGTTTTTCAGTGATATTTCTCTTTGGCATAGAACCTCTAAAATATACCCCGTAGCAATATCCTGGAAGAAAGCAAAAGGACTATTAAAACTACGGGGCCAGTTATCGAGCAGTGAAACAGGGAGATGTTTCCTAGTTCGTAAATGTGGCTTGGTGGTACAATAAAGATCGCGACAACCTTGGAGAACTAATGTTCGACCACCCAGTTATTATGGCTGCACAATACTCGTAGAGATCTGCTTTTTCCAATGAATATAACTGTGCCACATTATACTAAATCTTTACTACATTTCGCGCATTCATACAACATCTAGTTTGCATTTGATGCATTTTAGACCGTATGTGTCAAAACACTGAAGCTAACAATTCATCTTCTTCGTAGTACTTCATATTATACCAGGTGCGAATGAGTGCATCCATATACCTACGTTTAATCTGCCTACCATCTCGTAAGCCTCTCATCCTTGCTATCTGATCCCACTTAGCCCCACGTTCTCTGAATGCTGCTGAGTGTGCTACTGCCCATACCAGGCGTCTATCATCTGCATCCATGTGCTTTATGCCTAAAGACAAAGCCTTATCAAAGTCATCTACTTGTTTCGGTGTAGCTCTGGGTAATCCTGGTTGGAACTCACTGTATCCGTATGCTTTCCATGACTGCGGATACTCTGGCCAACTACACATCTTTTGCTTACGAATAGCAGCTGGTAGTTTACGCTCTGTCTCAGCTGCCTCGAAGAACAAATCATTAAGCTGCGCTACGTCTGGTTTATCCACAGAGAATTATCCCAAAGAAAAAAAATGATCTATACTATGATAATCATAAGCACTTATCAAAAGATCCATATGGATGATCTTTTGAAGTGCTTTAAATTTAACTGATGATTAGTGCTTATCATAAGCGCTTATGATATACTATGTAGTGGCTACGCCAATTTTAAAACCATGATTCAAAACCCGTCAATCCCCTAAATTATCAACAACGCGATGACTAACGATCAGCAACGTCTTGAGGCGATAACGGAGAAACTTTTTTTACTTTAAATTCCTCAATGGCAATCATTTCATCCAGCAAACCCTTGGTTAAACACTTATCGTATGGATCTAATAAACGAAACAAACGCACTATTTCGGCTACACTATCGACTTCTCTATCCATCATCATCCATAACTTTCCTAGCAAGATCTTCGAATGCTATTTTAAAACGACCTTCTAATTCTAAACCTTTTCGGTATTTTGCTTTATCTTTTTTATCAGATGGCATCATCGAAAAATCTATTTCCATGTCAGCAAGTTTGTTTTTTATTGCCCACTGAATAAAAAGAAGTTCCTCAATATTAAATTCCATAATCCAGCTGTTTAAATCAGAATCTAACTTACTATTAACTTTCATCTTTATCTCCCAAGATTGTTTTCATGCGGAATGCTACTCTGCGTAGTTCTTTTTCCATCTCTGGCTCGATAAACCCCGTAAATAATGGTCTTCTGTCTTTGGCTTGTTCTGCGTCACCAGCAACCAAGGCAAATGTTTTATCCCTAGACGACAACTCAAACGTAATATGACCCACCGTGATGCGCTCACGCTGCGTGTCTGGG